AGTCATTTGGCGCTCTTGAATATATGATATCATTGCAACTTAGGCAATGAACTGCCTTAAGTTTCATTTATTTTCTCCTTTGTTTTTAATTGATTTAAATGGTTTGTTCATGAAGTAATTTTTCTAACTCTTCTCTTATGATTTCTTCAAGGTCTTCTTTGGTGAAATTGCGGCTAGTTGCTTTGCGGGGCATTTACTTTTTCTTTTTCCTTGCTCGTTTTGGGTGTGAGTGCGTTTGTTCAAGAACTGGCTCTACGTCTTCAGGAGATATCCCTTCTAATACTACATCTCCAAATTGCATATCATATTCGCCAATATGGCCATTTTCATCTAATGAATGCCATAATACTTTGCCAACGGATTCTTTCAATTGAAATCTTTTCACTAAAGCCGAACTCAGCTTTCCCTCTTCCAGTCACTTGTGTTCAAGATCATCAAGTTCATCTTCAAGCTTGGCCTTCTTCTTTTTGTCTTTATCATCTAGCTTTTCCTGTAGTGCGTAAGCATCTACTTCTTCTTTGATAATTTGTTTGAGTCTTTCAACAGAAATTTTCATAAAGGTCTCCTAATTTTCGCATCTATTATAAATAGTCGCTAAATTTTAATCATTCCCCTTCTTTTTCGTAATAATCTGCTGCATTTCCTGTTCTGTCGTCAAATTTGCGAATAATTTCTTCGTCCATGATTTCTAACACGCGAGTTCTAAACTTTTCATTTTGGAGTTTATCAACCCAGCCAGAGCCTTGAAATTTCTCACAAGTGTTGTCTTTATAACAAAGTTCGTACCAGGCGCCGGACTGTCTTAGAGAATCTGCGCCTTTAACTGCATCTAACCAGCTTTCCTCATCTTGTATGCCTACTTCATCTCCCCACAAAATCTTGAAATTACATTGTCGGCCTTGTGTGCCAAAGCGAGATTTTTCAAGCTTAACTTTTACCTCTGAGCCGATTCTAAATCCTTTGTCATCTAAGACGAAAGAAGCTTTTGCTTTACGGCCAGTTAGCCAGACTCGTAAAGAATAGGCATAAATCATAGCTTTCCCACCAGGAGTCATGTAAGGCGTAGTAAGAGCTTCGGACGGAGATCGTGTAATATTTGTTTTAAGCTGGTTTAACACTAAAAATGTTGATTGACTATTTGCGATTGGTACAGTAAGCTTTGACATTCCTTTTGCAAGAATTCTTGCTTTGACTGCCATTGAGGAAAGAGGGTTAAAGTCTCCTTCAATGTCTGAGACTGCTGGCGTTAACGCTAAAGAGTCCCAGATAAAAAGCATACGATTTTCATTTGAGCCTAGTAGTTCTTCAATTGTTTCAAGTACAAATTCAACAGAAGTAGCTTGTACGTACAATAAATTTTCAACGTTGCAACCAGCTTTCTCAAGAAATGAAGGATCGATTGCCGATTCAGAATCAAAATAAACAACATCAATGCCCATTTTTTGTGCATTAGCTGCAACTTGAGCAGCCATATAAGATTTACCAGTTGATTCTAATCCTGCAATTTCTACGATCTTGCCTACTGGGATGCCTGCTAATTTGCCTCGGCAAATAATCGAATCAAGCCAACGAGATCCCGTTGGAATCCACTCTTTAACGAGAGTTGGGCTATCTTCATTAAGATTGTGTGCTACATTCATTCCAGCTTTTTTATTAATAATGTTTCGCATGTCAGCGATTGAAATTGTGCCAGTTTTATTTGTTTTAGTTCTTGCCATTGTAATCCCTTTCCTCTAAAAAGTACAAACTAGAAAAAGCGTAGTGCCTATATATGTAAATGAACAAATCATGTTCTCTCCTGTTTATTAAAAAGGAAGAGGGGAAAGAATCCCCTCTTCCGAACAAATTAACTACCCTAACAAATCAGCAAAAGCTTTATCAACGGCATTGCCTTGATCTTTGCTTTTATCATCATTATATTTAGTAGTCTCAGATGAAGCCTCTTCTGGGTTTGTTTCTCCCAAAAGAAATTCATCCAGCATCGCTTGAACTTCTACGAAAGTCTTTCGACTTCCAGCAAATAGCTCATCAAAATCCGGGATACTATCCAAGACTTCGCGACACTTTTCAGGACCATCGGGACAAAGCGGGGAACTTCGTCGGCGGGGGGTGATGTTTGTCACGGGGAAAGAGGCTCCTGCAGGTTTTCCATAAGCAATTGTTAAATCAGTGCCTGCTTCAGAGTCAGTGATATCACCGTACTCTGGGTTTAGCACTAGATTCAAAAGCTTTTCGTATACCTGTTTTCCAAAGCCCCAAACACGTACGCCTTGATCTTCTTCGCCACGTACAACAACTGGGGCGAAGAACCGTTGCCGGGCTGACAACTTTTTAGCCATTCGTCGACTCTCTTCGGTTCCTTCTTGCCAAAGGTTCCGAACAAAAGAATCTAAAGGACAATCCTCGCCAAAATTTCTTTTTGGACTAAGAAATCCAGGATTGTCGCCGACGTTGTAGTGAAACCAGTAATCTTTGAAAGGATCCCCATCTGCTGTTGGAACAATCCGGATAGTTTGCTCACCGTCTTGAGGACGCCAAAAGCCGCTAGCTCCACCCTTATTTTTAAGCGTGCCAAGACGTTCACGCATTTTCTTCATATCAATTGCCATAATTATTATTTTCTCCTTGTTAAAGTCAACATGATAACTCTCTCATATTGCTGTTTATATAATACTTCATTTTTTTAAGCATGTCAAGCACTTTTTTCATTTTTTTGAAGAAGAGTGCTGTTTGATATGCAATATACATATAACGTTTCATAGTTTGTAGAATATACTGCATAACTGTTCCTCATTTTATCATGTTCGATACCATTTTTAACTTGTTTTTTAATTTTTTTAACCAGTGTCCCATCGGAGCTTAAAATTTTCTCTGGGATCGCATAGTAATATCTTTTCTCTCTTGGCATGTTAAGGTCAAAAAACATACTTTCTTCGTCTGTTTCAAAATCTACTAAACCAAGAGTTGATATTCGTGCCGTGACTGTAGGCTCGAACAGCGTACTCATCACTGCTTCTGAATTTTCAAAAACGTTTATCATGTGAATCGTAGAGCAAATTGTTTTATTTATTTGATTGTAATATTCTCGCACTGGAGTTTCTCCAACTATCTCAGATACTTTTGTATTGTCAACAATGTAAAGTCTCTCCAGCAAACCAGATCGCGCATATTCTTGAAAAACATTAAATACTAAATTTTCTTGAAGAGTTTTTTCTTTTGATAAATTATTACTATCTGGTTTAATATAAAGTATACTCATCGTACAAGTCTCTTGTAGTTGTTCTAAAAGGCGCAGAGAGGCTCCAGAAATAAATCCACAACTTGTTATAAATAAAGTTTGGCCGGCCAACTCTTTTAAAAATGTTTGTTTTAAGCTTGGGAATTTATTTTCATAAATTTCTGGACTACTTTGATATTCCAGGGTGTACTCGTCCTCAGAATTTTTAAGCCCTACATCTATTTTTAAGACTTTATACTGCGGGTATTGTTTAAAATATTCCGCGATATTACAGCCTGCTTGTCCTAGTCCAATTATATTCATTTTAAATACTTAACTTTTCCATTTTTCCATAATTTTTACCCACCGCTACGTTTACTATAAAATTACCTAAATCAGTGTCAGAAAATATTTTTTTTAATTTTGCTAATATGTCTATGTCTTCTTCAGAATAATCTATTATAAGAGAATCATGCATGCAAAAAGCAATCCTAGATTTTCTACCTTCCAATATTTCCCAAATTTTAATCATTTGTTTAAAAAGTAAATCTGCTGCAGTAGACTGTATTAAATAATTTAATGCATGATACTCATCAGCTTCGATTGTTCTATCGTAGATTGTTTGTATATGGCTTCCATTCCAATAATTTTGTAATAAAGATTCTCTGTCATAGGCTTTGCTTGAAAGGTGATCGTTTGATTCTGGGTTGTAAAGCCATGCAAATATTCTTTTTTTGGCTTTTTCTCGCGTGATTAATCCCCCATAGACGTTTTTCATATTCCATTCATGGAGGTCTCCTTGTGGTTGTTCTTTTCCCAAAAGACTGAGCATAACGCGTAATTCTGCGGCGTTAAAATCAAACTCTACAAACCAGTCATTATTTGGTTTCAGTATTCTTCTATAATCTTTGTCCATGGTTAAAATAGGAAAAGTGCTTGGGCGAGTAGAAAGCCTTCCTGTTTTTGTTTTAAAAGGATCGTAACTAATATATGGTAGATTATTTTTGTTGTTTGATATAAATTTTCTAACTTTGAATTCGTGCAATCTATCATTTAATGCCGAATAATTGATATTAAGTTTTGTGTTTTTAATTTCTGTTAGTATTTTCATAAGTTGCAACATAAAATTATAGTTCTTAGGCTTTTCATAATTCGAAAAAACAAACTCACATATTTTATTTTTAATTTGAGCTAGATCTTCTAAAAAAAATCTTGGTGTCATGTCATAGAAACAATGCTTGTTTAAATCTAGCTCTGCTTCTTCGCACGCCTTATAAAAAGCGATCAATTTATTTTTGACCTTTTCCCAGTCTTTTTGAAGATATTCTGGGCATATCGCGTCTAATGTTTTCCCCTTGCAATAAATTTGCGCGTATTCAATGTTGTCTTTGTTTTTTAATGCTTCTGAGTATGCCCAAGTCTTTGTCATTTTTTTAGGAAAAGCTTTCAGATACAGTTTATTTTTTGTATACGTGGCGTTGCAATTTTTTTTGTCGTCAAATGTTTGGAACAACATAACTCATACTATATCATATTTTATATAAATATCAAACAATTTTTTGATGTTTTTTAATATGGGAGCATCCCATTTTGAGAGGCGTTTAGCAATAGTTCGCCAATCGCTTGTTCTTTATCTTCTTTTCTATATATTCGTTTTAAGCCCTTCATCTTCTTTTGGAGGGCTTTGTTGATGTAAGCGAGTGCAAGAGGCAGATCAGAATTAGGGATTGAGTGTACGTGGTGTTTGTCTTCTTCTATAGCTGGTGTGTATCCGGATACCCAGTCTTTGAACGAATATTTCGCCGTGCCAACAGTCCAATTGTCTATCCAATGATTATGATAATTTCCGGAGCCGGCAGGGTGTTCAGCGTAGCTTGTATAGCCATTGCCACCGTACACGAATTCTGGTCCTAAGCCGTGACCTTTCGTCAGAAGGCCTTCGTCGACCCAATAAGAATGTGTATGGTCGTCATCTTTTGTTGTGGTGCCAACCAATTTATGTTTTCCAGAATTTAAAGTTGCCAACTCCTTTATTTTTTTTAAATGTTTGCTATATTCAACTGACTTTAATGTTATATTATTTTCTGCTAGCTTGATATCAAAATACATTTTAATCCAAAAAAGTTCATTATATAATTTATCATATTCTTTTTCGGACAAATATTTTAACTTTGTTTCTTTAATAATGTGTTTTCTTCCTCTCCCTGACTTTTCAGAGCATAAAACTCTTTTTTTTGTGACAGGGTTTTGTACATAATAGCTTAGATACCAATCGTACACAGTTTTTTTAATTTCTCGTATTTCATCCAAGTATGGGATATCATAGTAAATTTCAAAAAATTTATCAAATTTTAACACCCTTGACCGACATACTTTAAAGGTTTCTCCAGTGCAGATTGCTACTCCATTATTATCCCATACTGGACTTTTAGCATTGTAAAGCTCTTTTTCCTCTGTTAGGCCAGCCGCCTTTGTTTCATTTGCCACATCAACTAAAACACCGTTAAGTTCTTTTTCTAACTGGCCTTGGCGCGCTACAACTTCTTCAGGAGTTAAATCAACTCCTTTATAAGTATTGTTTGTAATACCTTCTACAGTTGGCCACTCGGGAAATTTTGACTTAAGCGCTGCTTCTGCCCACCTCGCAATAGCATCTTGTCTTTGTTGTATTATACTTTTCTCATATACGATGCGCATATACTCGCGCATCTTAAGCGATTTAATATCTGCGACCAATCTCCATGGAACATTTCTGTCTACCATAAACCCAAATCTTCTCGCTACAATTCTGTAAATATTAAAATTTGGATCAGTAAGAAACTCGTGTTTTGCGCTATCATCATCATAGCCTTTTGTGTCAATCTCTACGCACAGACCAGTAGCTAATGGCGACATGTAATAGGCATTAACTATACCACTTTTTGTGAATGGTATATCTGGGGTGGCCCCTTTTAAATATTTAAGAAAGAAATGAGTAAAGTCTGAAATATTTGATATTTTTTCTTTGTGTTTCGGCACTCCGGTAGAAAGAAATTGGGAAACAAAAACAAAATAGTGCATTTTTTTCTGTAGTTCGCTTATCTCTTTTAAATCTACCATCCCTTTCGCCGCTGCAAACTCTGCTATTGGTCCAACAGAAGAAAGCCAGTCAGTTCGTACCAATGTTTTTATATTCGCTTTTAAATCATTAAAGGCTTCTGCAACAAAATCAAATACAAAAACTGGTTCTTTGACTCCCCCAATGTTTGCTCCTCTTTTATAAACGGAGACACCATTAATTATGGCGCTTTTAGGCACCATGGTATCTCCGTTTAAATTAACTTTTCCATATAAAGGGTTCTCATTAATAAAATCAAAAGGTTTATCAATCCAAGGCAATTTTCCATCCGGATATACCTTTTCATAATAATATTTTTTTTCGTGATAGCTCTCAATGGAGCTTGCACGATTATTACCTTTTGGGACTTTTGCAATTTTAAATAACTCTTCTACTGTTGCCATTTTAAAATCCTTCCTCGGCGGCGGCCAGGAGGCGCATCTGTTCGCTTCCTACCACCTGGTTGGCTTCGTTCGCGCCGCCATGGGCTTTCAGAGTTTCGAAATAAATATTAACATATTTCTTGTCGATTAGCCCCCAATCTTCGCTTTGAGGATCGCAGCTGCCAAAAGTTTCCCAAACTGCGTTGAGGCTCGTTACGTGCGAAGGATCTCCCCCTGCATTAATTGCATGGTCGACTCGAACTACTCTGTAAAACCCACCAATACCGAGATCCCTCCATTCTTCATAATTCGCAGACCCATCTTTTGTTGGATCTACAAAAAACAACATCCCTGGCTTGAATATATTATTCCCATACATGGAGCAACTGAATCGGTACACATCTTTTAGAGCTATTCCTCCTGTCCTAGTTAATTGTCCCATTACTCGGGCCTCTCGAACATAATCTTGGTTTTCTTTTGTAAATGTTGCCCCCCTCGCGATGGAAGGTATTTTTCCTAAATGCAAATAATGTATGCCGTTGTTTCTATTCTCATCTTCCTTTGTTGGGTCTAGCCTTGTTGGGATATAATTATTTACATAAATAAACATGTAATTAAATTGTTCTTTAATGGGCGTATTTGGAGCAACTGATGTTAAGTCTGTTAGTGTAATAACTCGATTCCAGTCGATGGCCTGACCGGTGGTAATCGGTGGGCTAATGGGATCCCATATATACGGCAGTTCTGGGTGTACTTCATATGTATGGGAGCCGCCGGGGGGATACTGATCGTAGCCGGTCTTGGGCTCATTGCCCACTCGGCGAGCGGGATATAAAGGCGGTACAAAGCGGTCCTTCCATGTTTCGGACGGCTCGCCGGCGATTGCGGGACTGTATTTTTTCATTTTTGTGGTAAAAGTCATTACTCCAATTTCTTGATTGCCCTCTAGTGCGTCGTCAATACACCGAGAGCCTAAACTTGGTAAAATTAAATCTTGAATAATATCTCTTATAAAATCGCCTAACAGATATCTTTCTCTTGTGCTTGCCATAACTTTTTTTGCAAAAAACCCCGCTAAAGCTTTTAAAGAGATCGGTACCCACGCCAAATTAAAAAGCGCTTTTTTGTTAGTTGCCCCTAATATAGTGCTAGTAAAATCATGTTCAAGTAATGGGCCAAGTAAATATCCAATTCCTCTGTCAAAAATGCCATAATTTGGCGCAGAAGCAATTGTAATAGCAACGTCTAAAATGTCGCCCAAAGTAGTAAAATAAACTTTAGCAGTGTCAGCGTTGAAATCGGCAGGTTGAGATAATGTTGGGGCCCCCAAAATATCTTGTTGTCGTTGTGCCAATGTCTTCACGATGTTTTGATTCGGGTTCTTCTTGTCCTTCTGTTTATATTCATTAATTTTCGCCGGAGACATATGTGTTTCTTGGAACGCTTTGGACATATCTTCGAGATTCTGGTCGTGCTCACCGCCGCCTTTCCATGCGCCGGTCGCCGGTATAACTACTCTAATGTTTTTTGGCTCGAAGGCTCTGGGGTTTGGGTTTTTCAATATATCTCTTCGTTTTTTGGCTACCGTTTTTTCTGCCGCTACTTTACCTGCTGCAAACCCAAGTTGTTGCTCTACCTGCCCCACACTTAACGAATAAACTTTTTCTAGTTGCCAAAGGTATGTAAAAATATTTTTATACTTTTCTCCAATGGTGTGGCGTCTTAAAGATCTTAAATAATTTCTAATTTTGTTAACTAATTCTTCAAAAACTCTTACGGCTTTCGCCGAATCATTTAATACTGACTCTAAATCCTGGTCACGGTGTAGGCCCTTCCTGACTTGAGCATGTTGTCTTGCCGACGTTGGAGACGGTGCTCGTCTCTCCGAGTCGGCTTTGTCCAACTCAGCTTTTGTAGGAATAATATTTGCTAGGCCTCCAGGTTGTCTTATTAAAGAGGGGGACCAAATTAACCAGGATAATTCTCCAGCTGCGCCGGATCCGGGTTTGCTGAGCCAATCTCTCAGATCTGAGTATTGCTCATTTGCAGATAATCTTCCATCGCTGGCATCAACATCTTGGGCGCCGCCTTGGCCAAATATCGCCCCTAAAGTTAAGTTTTCGCGTTGTACTGCTTCTAAAAGTCGGCGGGCCTGTGACAGCTTGTTTTCTGCATCAATAAGTTTTGTTTCCTGTCCAATTAATTTAAATATGTCTAACTCTGGCGTATTCAAGGAGCTTTCAATAAAAGCTTTGTATTCAAAATCTATCAATAATTCTGGGTCGGCGCCGCTCGATTTTGCATTATATTTAATTGTATGAGCAACAAACTGCAGTCTTAATAATATTGCTGAATTTCTTAAAAATGTTTTCAAACTTTCTTGGCTTTCATTGCTTATTTTCTTCCCTTTGGCGTCGACACGTGTAGAATAGTCACTATCCGTGCCATAGGCTGCGGTAGTGACCATATCCCAGTCTATATCGTCTGGATTATAACGGATGGCCATCTGGATTTCAAAAAAATCTTTGTTTGGTGCTTCCGAGAGGTCAAAATTCATGCTGTCTTGAATAAATTTATCTCCACTTTCGTAGCAACTAACATCAGTTAAAGTTGGTGAATCAATAGCGGTGTAAGATTTTTTTCTTAAATTTCTGTTTGAATATGAAATTAAATCTTTATAGCTCCATACTAGAGAATCTTCGCCTTCTTCCCCTATTATAGTTTCAAATTCATGATTAAATAAATTAAAAGAGGAAAAAGATAAAGTAAATCTTACGCTTTCTACAGTATTTAATAATGCCGCAGTTTTTCCGGCAAATTGAAACGATAGATCAGTCATCATAACATTCCCAAGAACTCCTTGATCATAAAAAAGGTCTTCTAAAGAAGAAATGCCTGCTCTAGAGGGCATGCCCTCCTCGTCTGCATAAATATTTTCACCTAAAGGCATTTGTATTTTATGTCGAATTGTTTCAGGTGAAGTATTAGGTTGATTGTTTTTCGAGTTTTTAGTGTCTTGTGTTGTTGGATAAATTTTATATAATTCTATTTCTGGCTTAAGCTGAGTTAAAATAGAAGAGTCTAAATTAAAAAATTGGTCGGCGCCGTCAAGTTTATTAAATTGGCCCGCTAACGCGGCAGGGTTTTCTGAAATAACAGAATTAATATGATTATACGTAAACAGTGGTTCGCACCGTTCAACCTTGCCCGCGTGGGATGCCGGCTTCACGTCGTCCGGACATTTAGTAGCTTTAATCTCCGCCTGTGGTTCACCCGGTTCGGTCGAAAAGATCAAATTTAAAGGATGCCTCTTTTGCGCCATCAATTTTTGAAAAATATGAGTTTTCCAAAAGTGTAAGAAACACTGCTCCTGAAATCGGTATCTTTCTCCCTTGTTGGCCAGCGCGGATTCCTCAATTCGCGCTGTAGTTACTTCACTGGTGCTAAAGCCATTTGACATTTCTTTTCCCTTTTAATAATACAGCCCATATATTTTAAGTATCTCATTTAATGGTGTTGGAATATAAATTGTATCTCCAAGCTTTATATGAGATTCTGTTGGCAGTTTGTTGAACCATGCAATGACCCACCACATTTTTGAATCATTATAATATTCATGGGCTAGCTTATAATATTTATCGCCATGAGACCAGACATGATAAGTGAGATTTAATTTTTTAATTTGATTGGGCGAAGGGTGGTTCATTCTTGGAGTTGAAAAATGCTCAATAAAATTAACCCCTCTTGCTATAAAATGTTCAGAATACAATTCTTTGCTATTAAATGCAAGTGGTCTTTTTTTATTTCTCATTTAGTAATCCCCGATCTTTGTGCCTTAATTATATTCGTAGCTCTTGGGTCGGCCAATTGAGTGGTTGATTTTGTGCTAGCTTTAGAGTCAGTGTGTAATCTTGGGTCTATTTTAACTCCATATGGCCACGAAGAATTATTCCAACCAGGTTCCATCTCGCTGATATCTAATCCAAAGGAGTCTCTTGTTTGGATTGGTTTAAACTCTAAAGAAATATCAACGACATTTGGAAAAAGATTAAGTTGTTTTTTTTGTGCGTATCCATTTGCCCAACCAGATTCAGCTTCTTTTAGTATGTGAACCCCTTCTACAAAATTAGGAGTATAATTAAAATTGCTAATATAACCAGGGAGAGGGCCACCATTGTTTGCTTGAATAAGATTCGCAAATTTAATTGCCATAAACGATGATTTTGGAGTGGCGGCGGCAGAATCCCACGATAGTGCTGGGAACATACTCTGAGCCAACCAAGAGCATTTTGCTAAGTTTTTAACCGCTTCTTCTTTGCTTGCTGATGGGACTGTCCATTCAATTTGTATAACTCTTCTTGGAGTTGATTGGTGTGCTATTGGTACAGACTGGTTGGGGTATTGAGTTTCTTGCCAGCCAGCATTAAAAGAATCTTTAAATGTTCTTACGAATGCTTTAAAAGTTACATTTGGTGATTGTATTTTATGTTTTTTACCGGATCGCCTGTTTATTCTTTTTGCATTTAAATTTTCTATCAATATAACAGACCACCCATTTAAATAAGCATAATCCGTTGCGGGGTCATCGCCATGTCTTTTGTCTCCAAATATATCAAATAATCCCATTTTTAGCCACCCCTCATCATTCGAGCATATATTCCTCTTGAGACATCTTCAATTTTTCTTTCAAGGATAGTCCCGCCTACATTTACAGAAATACTATCTGTCACCAAAACGCCAGATTGTCCTCCTCCGGCGCCTCCTTGGCGAGGCGCTTCCGAAGCCCTTGCCGCACGGACTGCGTGCCCTTGGGCCGCAACAGCGGCGCCAGTTCGTGCTGCCGTTGCTGCCGGTACTGCTGATATCTCTCTTGATTCTTTTGTTAGCTGAGTCACGGCAACAACAGTTTCTCTTGGAATTGAGCGCATCACTGCACCAAGTGTGCCAATCGCTCTAGAAAATGAATTAATTTTATCTTCGTCCAACATATTAATCGCTCTACTTAATTCAGAGACACCGCTTGCAACCGTATTAAAGTCCATATTGGGTGCTGAAAGTTGACTGGCCACAGACAAAGCTCGTGTTAAATCAACAATACGTTTATCATTTATTGAATTAACTTGATTCGCCAAAGTGCTGACTTCGGGAGCTGCTTTACTTGCGCCAAGAGCCATTGAATTAAATCCTTGCGCAATAATACCTGGTAGCTGCCATGCTGGAGGAGAATGTTCTTCGGACATCTTCATCGAAAAAATACTATAAGCTACGCCGGCTGCGATCAAAAGCGGTGCGATGCCTCTCAATGCAATAGACATTGCAGATACGTTTGCTGTGGCGCCGGGAAGTACCGAGGCCATGGCTGCAGCTTGTAATTTAGCGGCAGCAAAAGAGTTCGCTAAGCCAAAAACTAGTTTTGTAGCAATTATGCCTTCAAACCCAAGAGTTTTCATTACGCCAACAATCCCTCTAATATACGGTAAAAGATCTTTTGCAGCGAATCCTGCGTCTTGGAATATACGTTTTATCTGGTCCATCATAGTAATAACGCCTTGGCCCATCCCAATTAATCTACGTTGCATTTCGGCTTGTGCTTCTTGAGCCTCTGTTAGCTCTCTAACCTTTTCCATGTTACCTTGGAAAAATGCTGCTGCAGCACTCATGTTTTTGAATCCTGTAGCTGCCATAATAGCTTTCCTTTCCCACCTGTCTAGTGATTCCCAGCTTCGGTTTGTGGCATCGATGCCTGAACGTAACAAATGTAATCTTTCGCTTTCAGTGGCGTTTAACATTTGAACTGAATTAAAATACGCACCACCTAAAATTGCATTTAATTTTGCAACAGACGAGGCCGCAGTTTCAAATGTATCAAATCGCATGGCGATACTAGTTAATTCGCTTACTTGAATGCCTGTTGCTTTGGATAGTGAAGACAACCTTTGTAATTCTTGTGTTGCTCTTGGTAAAGAATATTGAGCCATGGTATCTATTGCTTGAGTAAAGTTTCTCACCATGTTGACTGGAGTTTCTCCAATTGCAATTGCTGAATTGTAAAGCCTATTCATCATTTCTGAGCCTTGCATCCCAAACACTCTAAATGACTTTTCCGCCACAGCGGCTGTGGTATCAAGTGCGATACCGAATCGTTTTGCGGCTAAAGCTGTTTTAACTAGTTCTTGTTGCTGGCTGGCCAATTGGCTTGTAAATGAGCTTGCAACCGTCCATAGGCGTTGATTAATCTCGCTCAATTCAGTGTAGGCGCCGGCCATGGCTCTTACTTCTTTATCGTCAAAAGCTCCCATGGCTGCGAGTGCAAATTTTTCGCTAGCCCCTGTGGCGCTTCTTAAACTAACATCAGCACGGTCAACTGAATGCACCAGTGTGATAGTCATTTCTTGTACTTTCGCGAAGGAAGATCCGATTACATTGCCCAGAGATCCTACGTTTGATAATGTACTCGACAAGTTAGCTGCTGCGCTTCCCAGCCCGCTTACAATGCCTTGAGCTTTCGTTGCGGCTGCTGTCATTTCCCACAAAGAGCCGGCCAAGGTTTGGCGCCATTTGTTGTCTAACCCAAAAAGGAGAGTCATAGAGCTTTGGACTGCTTGAGAAGTTTTTAATTTTGCATCTGCGTACCGCATCTCTGCAGTGATTTTTTGTATTGTTTGTTGCCGCTCAGATTCATCATAATTCGCTTGTTGAGATTGAAGCTTTAAAACTTCTTGGTGGGAGTCTATTTGTTTCTTCGTGAGCGCATCAAACTGAACTGCATTTGCGCTGGCCCTGGTTCCAAGTGCTGATAATTGGTCATTGATTCTTTTTAATTCTGCTTCGGCGCCTCTTAGTGCTCGTTGATTTTGAAGATGGGTCGTTGTAAGCTTGGCCAGATTTTCCGAAAGGGCTTGTCTATATTGTTGTAAAAGTAGGTTTCTTTTTTCTTCGTTGCCAAGGGCTTGGCCAGAAGCTTGAGCTTCTTTAAATTTTAAGTCTACAAGCTGCTGGAATATCGCAACCTCTTCGGCAACTTTTTTAGTTTTTTCAGCTGCAGTAAGGGTAAGATTTTGGTCTTTCCTTGTGATGTCCTCTAGAATAACTTGAACATTCTGCAGTATCGATTGATACTCTGCTAGTCGTTTAGGATCAAAACTGTCGCCATTCGCCATTTACTTTATATTCCCCAAATTATACAAAAGGCCATAAGAGACCAGTGGTTCTTTCAAAATTCTCAACAGCATCATTAAGGAGATATTTCGCTTCTCTTGTATTCTCATCATCCATACCAAGTTGTAAATATACATCCATGTATTGATGTTCTGCTTTAAGCGCCCCAACAAAAGAAAGGATTTCTTCATCTGTGCCAGAAACAACTAATTCAAATTTTTCAGTTGGCTCTTTTTGTGTCATATCTTTATGTACACCAGGCTGTTGTTTATCCTCTGGAGTCAAGTCATTTTCTTCGGCCTCCGCAACCATTGTTTTATATTCATCTGGTGATGGAATTTTGCCAAACATTCTTTTTAAAACTACTTTAAGTGTTTCTCCGAACATCGCCAAAAAACTTTCTTGTAATTGATTGCTTTTTAATTTATAAAAATTAACCTCTAAAGGCTTCAACTTATCTTCTAAAAGAATTTGTTTCATTGTGCACTTCTCCTTATGCTAATAATAAATAGTTGTATTGTGTAAAATAATAAACAGATAATGTTTTAAGAGGAGGTTTTAGTATTTTTTTGAGCTTGTTCGTAATCTTCTTTTTCTTTTTCGAATTGTTTTACTAGCCTTTTTATAAACCAATTTCTTAGTCCGACTGGTAAATTATAAGCTTCCATGAAGCTCCATCCGCCATAATATTTTAATAAAAAGAATTGTTCATACACGGACTCCATGTACTTATCGCTTAGGCCAAAAAAAGTCCGTCGTAAACGGAACCTCCATTTCTGTTTCTGTAAAACAGCTTTGGCATCTAACTTTTTGAGCCAAATCAACATTTGGTACGAGGTCTAAATATGTTGTCCTGAGATGATGCGAATCTTTTGCTGGCATATTATCTACAAAAGAGGCAATCTCCGTAGGGTCAACGACATCGTTAATAGAAACAATAAAAGCTTTCATTTGATCAGTGACCGGGTTGTCTGACAAGTTATACTTTTTTTTCTTTTCAGTGTATGCTAGAAGGTCGGCTTCGTCTTTACCATTCAAAAACCGCACCTCGGCCTTAACCTTAGAGGCGGGCAATTCAATAATAAAAGTTCCATTTTTAGTTGCAGCAGTCTTAAGATCGTCAGCTGTTTTTGGTTTAACTTCATTTAAATCAAATACATGGTCATTGATACTGTTACAATAAAAACACTGAACTTTAGTTTCGTATTCATTTCCATAGGCAGAGACCCTCGCTGCCATCATTATTGCATTTTTATCGCCGACAAGAATTTCATTGACATCTATATTTTTATCGACAATAAGGTTTTGAAGTAGCCTTTCGATTGCAATGCCTTTTTGCAACAATGCTCTAGAAGTCAAAATGTCTTCATCTTTTGCAGTCATTTGTCTTACTTCAACATGCTCTTGGTTATGTAGGGAATGTTCCTCTGGGTAGAATCTGCCACCAGACGGAAGTTCAACAAAATCCGTAGGTACTACAAAATTTAATGTGCTTGTTTTATTAGTGGCTTCTGTAAGAGGGCCCGGGGAATCGGCCACTTTGGCCGCTCCAAAGCGATCCTCATTATTTCTCATTTATCACCTCTTTAGTATTTTATTAAGCGGTTTTAGACTCCGCCAACGTATGTACTGGTTGATGGGAAGTTTAAGTTATAACCGATTTGATCTCCGGGCCATGTGCCATTTCTAGGATTCGTCCAAAGCTCAGCCCAATCATATCGAATAGTCAAAGTTATATCCAAAAGTTCATCACGATCATACGACAAATCACCAAATTTTACATCCTTAACCCATGGGTGTTTCAGCTTCCACGACTCTATTGTGTCTCCGGATGCATCAAGTTGTTTGATTTCAAGCTTCTCCATTGCACTGACCGCTTTACTTTTTCCAATTGTTGGATAAGGACCTGCGGCAGTAATGTCTGGGTTGTAGCCAGATGCTTCAATAAGGTGCATTATGCTTTTAACGCCGTCGGGTTTCATTGGATCAACCAAACTAAGGCTAATTGTGTTCCATTCTACCCTTCCAGGATAATAATACGTGTGATTAATAAATCTATGTGAAGTTTCTGAAACTGAAAAACTTGGTTTTGATACAGATTTGATGGCCCATGGCTCAACGCCATTAAAAACCGCCATCCACCTAAAAGCTCGTTTAGTGTCAAACTCGCGACTGTCGTTCCAAAAGCCCATTATATAAATCCCCTTGCGTTAATAGCAGCTCTACTAATAAATAGTGCTAATATTTTTTTTTACCATTTTAATCTTCAAATGAGGCCCCAGAACGCGTAATAATAAAGTCTAAAGCAATAAACTCAATAGCTCTAGCAGGCTTTAAGTATACTTTTGCATACATGATATTTCTATCAACCAAATCTGGGGTAGTTGTTGTCTTATCTAACACCAACTTATAGTCCGCCAGGCCAAGTCTTTGTTTAACGCTGTTCAATAATACTTCTGTTCTTGCAGTAAACGTAGCCCAAGTTTGTTCAAGGTTCGGCTCAAACAATATGGTTGAAGCAATTCTAGAAACTTCTTTTTTCAGGAAAATCAAAAGTCTTCGAACATTAATTCTATCTAAAGCAGACGGAGTTAATTGCAAGGTTTTCTGACCAAAAATTACAATCCCTTCAGCCGGGAAAGAAGCAATTGGATTAACATTGACTTCGTAAAGTTTGTCCCTTTGTTTTGAAGTTAATTGTTGGTTAACCCCAACGACAGGAAGGCCGCCGGCTTCTGTAGCTGTTAGTCCACCTCTCGCAAATCCTGCGGGTGCGAACCATACATCTTTAACAGTTTCACTATACCCCATAGCTCCCAAAGCAACAACAGAAGGAGGTGTCCACAAGATTCTATTATTAAGAGGATCTTTAATTTGGACCCAAGGATAGTAGGCCGCGCCATAACTTGAATCAATTAGGCGGTCTTTCATGACACGAACTGCATTATCTATATTCCCCATGTTATCGACGCTGTCACTGGTATTTTCAGTAAATGGAACATAATCTTGTTCAATGTCAATGATCGCCATGGTGTCGGCACGTTCCTCTGCAACTCTAACAAGCCTCGTTGTAAGATCTTGATTTGTTATACCAGGCATCGCCATCAAATTACTTTCAACTCTTTCAGCATCTTTAACAATTTCAATAGCTTTGGTTAGTGAGTAAAAAGCATAACTACCCTTCTCAGTTGCACTAGATAATGCACGACTATTAGTGAATGGCTCTGGCTCTTTAATATCCAGGCCGTCAAAGCCGCCGTACATCAACATTGTAAATTTATCAACGCCTGCATCTGAGGAGGTCAACAAGAAGCTAGCTCCGCTCATAGCAGTGATTGACTTACTGCTTCCATCGCCGGAAGCCTGTCGACTGCCACTAACATATTGGAAGTCACCTCCCGTATTGCTTTCAAGCATAATATCGTCCAACGTAAACACAAACTGGCATTCAGCGTTAACATTGCTAGATCCTAAGTGAAAATCAATTAGGTTTCTAGTAGTTTGATCTGGAAGATTTTTAAGGTAATCCGTAACACATGGGTCGTACCTAAGATCTCCGGTACCTCTGCGCGTAGTATCTACGCCCCAATAAGCTTTCTTTTCGTCTGTAATCCCACCATGATTTCCCTTACTTCTTAGGGCCAAAGAAGGAAATTCAAATGAAGCAGAAAAGCTGCCAGAAATACCAGTCCAAATTTCGCCGGCTTGCAGATCTGGCCCATTGAAGTTAT